TATCAGCATCTGCTAAAGTTGTAGAAGTTGCTGTTGTGTCACCATCTATAATATTTAATTCTGTAGCTGTGCAAGTAGCTCCATCTAAAATATTTAATTCTGCTGGTGTAGAAGTAATCGTTGTAGTCGTTGCTGCGTTTAACAATGCAACATAACCAGTTTGGTTTAACAAGTATTGTGTTCTATCTGCTGTTGGATCAACAGGTACTAAAGTAGTTTCGTAAGCATCTGCTGTAGCTCCTTCAAAGACAGCTCCATTACCATCTATAATTGGTGATGTTAATGTTTTGTTTGTTAAAGTTTGTGTTCCAGTTAAAGTAACATCTCCTACGTTTTGAGGTGTAACTTTTGTAAATGCTATTGAATCTGAATCAAGAGTAACTGTGTTATTAGTTGTGCAAAGCCACATAGTATTATCATTAGTTGAACCTTGATTGATAATAACCATTTGACCTGATAGCTCACCAATAGCATCAAAGTCTGTAGATCTACTTGCTGTTCCAGAACTAACTACTGTGTAAATACCATTTTGACTACCAGTAGATTGATCTTTAACTAAAACTTGATCTCCTGTTGCAAGAGTTACACCATCAATAGTATCTCCATTTTGAAGATCTGATGATAAACTAATGTTAGCTGTAGTTGCTGCTTCGCAAATAATTCTAGTTCTAAGTCCAGCAACAGCATCGTTAACATAACTTGTAGTTGCTTTAGTATCTAACTGAGTTTGAATAGCTGAACTAACACCATCTAAATATCCTAATTCTGTATCTGTAACATCTGATACTGCAATTTTTTGAGAACTATTAGAAATAACAGCTCTACTTGCAGTTAAAGATTCTGTGTCAATTGTTGTAGCTGATCCAGTTATTGTTGCTTGTTTAGCATCTAATTGAGTTTGTATATTTGATGATACTCCATCAAGATAACCAACTTCAGTTGATGTAACAGCACTTACGGAAACATCTCCACTACCATCAGAAACTAATGCTCTAGATGCAGTAAGATCTTCCATTTTAGAAAATGCTATAGCTGCTGAAGAACTAACATCAGCATTAACTACAACACCTGAACCAATAGCTGCTGTTCCTGTTGTTCCAATTGAAATATCTCCAGATATAACTACTGGATTAAAATTCGTACCATCTGCTATTAAAGCTGCACCAGATGTGTTAGTACCCATAGTAATATCATCACCTGATACTGTAAGATCACCAGTAACAACTACATCATTATTAAATGTAGCTTTTCCTGCTGCTGACATATCTAGTACTAATGCGTCAATTGCACTTCCACCATCATTACCTTTAATGATTACATCTTTATCTGATGTTGTAGACTTAATAACTAAATCTGTTGATGAGTTAGTAATTTCTCCAAATTGAGTACCGTCATCATACAATTTTATATCGCCACCACCTGCATCTAAATGAATATCACCAGGTGCATCTAATGTAGTACTTGTTGCTCCGTTTAAAACAAAATCTAATGCAGTTGTTCCTGCTGCTTTAAGAGTAACATTATCCCCATCAGCATCTAAAATTATATCGCCTGATACATCTAATGTATAATCTCCAGTAATTGATGGAGTTTCAGGCATAGAAGTATTGGATGCACTAATAGCACCAATATGAACTGAAGTTATAGCTTCGTCAGATAAAGATCCTGAATCCCAAGCAACTGTAACTGTTGTGTTAGTTGAAAAAGCAACAGCAGTAATTGATCCATAGATTGTTCCTGGTGTTGATGCTACAACTTTAACTCTTCTTCCAACATGGTAAACTGAAGTTACATTAACTCCTGCTATTGTAAAACTCGTAGAAGATGCATAAGCAGGTGTATATGTTCCTGCTCCATCTCCGTATTCTATCCATTCAACAGAATTGTAAAACTGTCTAATATCTGCCATCAGGTCTCTGAAGGCGTTATTAATATTAGAAGGTAACATACCCTCTGCAACAGATACTGAACCTGTTGAAGTGGCTGTATTATTTGATGCTGTTGTATCGTATTTCCCTATATATGATCCTGCCATAATTCTCCTTAATTCATAAACCAACTAAAAGCCTTATCGCTTTCAGTATTATTTTTGTTAACTAATTGATTTACTGCTTCTTCAATTTGTCTTTGAAAGTACTCTTGTGTTTCTATTGAATACCTTACGTTATCTATATCAATTGTATCACTCATCTTGTTCCTGCCCTTGATGCTACAAGATCTATACCTTGTGCATGAGTAAATGTTGTTCCTGATGCTACTTTAACATTAGCTCTAACATATCTTCCAGATTTTCTAACTGGATTAATACCACTATCTCTCATAGAAACTGAACTTGTTTCAGATTCTGTATCTGCTAATCGTTCTCTAGCTTTAACAGTTAATGTTGCTGTTGCATCTACAATAGGTCTTACACCTGTAATATTAGCTCTAAGTCCAGGGAAAGGTTCTATTTCTGCAGTTTCTACTTCACACTCATTTGCTGTACCTGAAAAGATTGATGCTTTATAATCTGAATCAATTGCTCCTAAAAGCATTTGTCCACCAGACCAATAATCTGTATCTAAAGCAGCATTAATATTTTCTAAGTTTTGAGATATAATATCCATTAATTCTACAGTAAAAGCTCCAACAAATTGTGAAAATATTGTACTTACATTTGCTTTAGCTAAAGACCATTTTTTTGTAGCATAATTATATATAATAATTTTATCACAAATACCTGTTGTGTTTGTAGTATTATCTTGTGATGGATATGCCCACATAGCTAACTGATTAAATGGATCTACTGCTGCACAAATTCTATCTGCATAGGCTTTGTTAAGATCTAAATCAAAAAATCTATTAACTTTTTCTACTCCGATAGGTAAAATAGAATCACCATTAATTTGATAAAAACCATCATCAGCATAAAAGAATATTTGTCTATTGTCTTGACAAACTGTTCTTCCAAACATTGCACCTCTATTAGGTGAAATTACTGAAAGTCTAAATACAGTATTACCACCAACATAGTCCATACGAATGATTTGGTTTTGTCTAAATACATAACCAACTTCACCTGATGTTATTGCTACAACTTGTCCACCAGATCCTGGAAGATCTTGTTGATCAGATTGTTTACCTGACCATACAGTAATATCATTAATTCCAGACCATTGTATTCTATTTGTAGCATTGGTAATATTTCCTGTAACTAAGAAATCCCTTACAACTCCTGACACTCTAAATGTAGGAACTGTTCCTGCAGTTTGAATTGCACTAAGATTTGCAAAGTTAGTTGATGTACCCATTAAATAATATTGAGGTGCATCTACTCCATTACTTGCTATTACATATTCACCAAATTGTGTGAATGTCCAAAAGTCATCAGCATTACCTGTTAAACTAGCTTTTCTTGATGTGAAAGCTCCTGATGCTAATTGATAAATATTATCTGTTGTAGAAACAAAGTTATAAACTGTATTTGAATTATCTCTAAATGAACCTGCTCCTGTAGAATTTTCTGAACCAGCTGTATTAGAACTATAAGCTACTAAAGAAGGAAATCGTTTATAAGTATTAGCTGCATAATAAACATTGGTAGCTACTGTAGCTCCCTGTTGTTTATGATCAGGTTGATCAGGTAGCCATTCTCCAAAAGGTATCTGCATTATCTATTCCTGTAAAATGATAGATCCGTTTGAACATCTGTTCTTTGTGTAACAGGTGCTCCACCATATGAATCTTGTTTATCGTTATTCTCGCATCTTTCCATAGCTGCAATATACATTTGTAACCAATTTTGAGTTTGGTTTGGATCCATGCCTCCTAAAAAATTAGAAGCATGATAAAGACTTCCATATAAATAAATTCCTGGATGTTTAGATAATATTGGGTTAGATGCATTAGAAGTGCTTAATGCTTCAATATTTTTGTAGTATGATAAATATCCTGTATAGCTAGTATCAGGACTTGGGCCAAATCTAAATTGATCTGTTTCGTTATCTGCTTCTATAGTATAAACTCTAGGTCTACCAGAACTAGATCCACCTTTAGTTTCAAACATATTATGTGGAGTTATATATTCTAAAGGATACTTATTAGATGATTGTAAAATATAAAATGATCTTACAGATATAAATCCTGTAGGTACAGATACAGTTTCTGCATTAATAGTGACAGTATCTATCTGTTCCATTTCTCTAATTCTTAATTTAGCATTATAATCTGCTTCAGTTAATTTAATAAAATCATCAGCAATCTCATCTGATAAATCACTTCTATTTAACCAATTAGCTATAGATGCTTTTAATTCTGTATACGTTGATACTGCCATTATAAAGATCCTTCTGATGTTCTAAAATATCTAAACTCATTACTATTGAGTTTTCGTTTCATTATTTTCTTTTGTATTTCTTTAGGTAAAGCCCACCAATTTCGTGTGCCATTATATTCTTTAGTCCAAATTTGAAGTATAATAGGTGGTACACTAGCAACTCTTCTCATTTCTCTAGAAGCTGTATAACCATCATTTAAATTATAAAGTTCTTTATTCCTTTTCATCAAAGGATTGAGATTTTGCTGATTATTAACTGTTAATTTACCATCAGACTCTTGTATGTATTTAGTCCGAGTAGCATCAGCATTCCATTCTGTTGCTCTTACCTTAGTCATTATTCAGTTAGTTCTGTAACACTTACTTTACCATCAGAACCACCAACTCTTAATACTGCAATCTTTTCGCCTTCAGATACTTTGATGTATTCTACATCATCTGCTGGAAGATATGCTGTACTTGCTGATGCTGTTGGTGAAACTGCAATTTGAATATAAGTAGCAATAGTACTTACTACTCTGATATATTGTGTATTTGCCCCAAATGCTGAACTAGCACTTGATGAACTACCTGCATCTAAAACTTGCTGTGTGCTAAATCTTAATGCGTTCATATTTTGTTCTCCTTATGTTTTGGTAATGTTCCCAGAACGTTCCAGGAACATTTACCTATTTAAATTATCTTCTTATAACAAATGTTACGTTAAGTTTAACTGCGTTGCTAGAAGCTCCGTCAGTTATCATTTCGATAGTTCCATCTTCAGCAACTTCGTTAGCTGCAGTTGGTTCTGCTGTATCAACATCTCCAGCAGCAGATCCAGATTGTGTTACTGTAATTCCGCCACCAGTTATTGCTGTACCACCAATTTCGAAAGAAATTCCGCCATTAGCTGTTCCAATTGCTCCTTGAAGAGCAGTTATAATTTTTATTACTTTGCCTCCATCAGGTACAGGCACAAATGTTGATGATGCTGTACTAATGTCTGCGATTGCTGCGTGTAAAAAATAGTCGTTTAATGTTCTCATTTTTATATTCCTTAATTGTTCCGATCTTAACCTTCTCTCAGATCTTCAATTGATTAGAATCTGCTGGGGGAGCAGATTAAAAGGTTACTCCCCCAAACAGTTATTTACTTATTACGATGTTGTCAAGTCGGCTACGCAGCCACTTGCAGCTTCGTTTCTAGATTCAAGAGTTGCTTCTAAAAGAAGTTGTTTTTTCTCTGTGTCTCCAGTTTTTGCAAGATCATGCATGTGGAAGTCTCTTAAGAAAGCTACTCCCCAGTAATCCATGTCTAATACCCAAGCATCTCTATCTCTAGAGAATCTGTTAGGTACTACTTGAAGCTGACCAAAGTCAGAAGCGTAAACATCTACTGATGTGTATAAAGTTGCATCAGCACCTGCATCAAATCTAGTTGAATTACCAGTAAATCCTGATAATTTTTGTTTGTTGAAAGGGCC